TCAAATTAGGTGTGACATCTGATAATCCACTTGAGGTATGCCGCTATGAGCAGTGATCCAAGAGAACCGGGCGGAAGGAATCCAAATATCGCTACCGAGCCAGACTCGGTGGATGACGACCCACTCATCGATGAGGAAGAAGATCGTGAGGAGGTCGAAACGCAGCGTGTAAATCCAGAAGAGGCGGATATGCCACATGAGTAACGCCCGTTGCCTTAGGCCAAAGCCCAGCTTCCGCTGGGCTCTTTCATTCGGCTAGCCCGGGACCTTCTGGCCGGTATTCCTTATTCGTCGCCGCGAAAACAAAGGTTGTCCATATGGAATAGCTCTGTTTTCATAGCAGCGTGTCCGGCTGGCAACGCAACGTGACACTGACAGCTCCCAGCCAAGGAGTTGGTGTTTCCATTCTGCGAATGACGCTTCCACGCAGTGGCTGACCCAGCGTCCGACAATCATGCGGTAAGCTCCGGCTTCCGACTTACTTCGAAAGGCCCGCCACTCAGGCGGGCCTTTTTCATTTGCGCTCCCGATAGCGGGAGGAACTGAGATGGCCCATATGCCTGAGAAAGATCCCGGCCTTTGGGCCGCTGCGCTGGCTTGGCTGGTCGCGCACCAACCCCAGCTTTCCACTGGCGGCATTGCCGCAGCCGTGGCCATGTTCCGGGTTGTTTATGGAGGTGGTCGAGGTCGAAAGGTTCTTTTGGAGGGTGCTATCTGCGGCTTGATCGCGGTGAGCCTGCTGCCCGTGCTGGAGTACTTCGCCCTACCTGCCAACCTTTCAGTTTTCGCTGGGTGCATGGTTGGCTTCATGGGGGTGGATAAGCTGCGTGAGTACTCCGATCGCTTCATGGGTAAGAAGGTGGAGAGCTGATTTATGCCGCCAAAGTCTAAGCGCCCCTGTCGAGTACCTATGTGCCCCGGCAAGACAAGTGATAGCCACGGTTACTGCAGTGCGCATGCCTCACTCGCAATTGGTTGGAACAACCCGCGCCGTGGCACTGCTGAGCAGCGCGGCTATGACTGGGCATGGCGCAAGCTAGCTAAGGCGGTGCTCAAGCGTGACCGTTATCTGTGCCAGTGCCCTGACTGCAATGGTCGGCGCCTGCCGGCTACAGAGGTTGACCACCGCATACCGAAGTTTGAAGGGGGAACGAATGACCCATCCAACCTGTTTGCCATCAATGAAAACTGCCACAAGTTCAAAACGGCGGCAGAGTCGGCACGGGCGCGGTCAGGCCGTCCGCCTGGCGCGTGAGGCAATGCGTTTGCGCGAAAAAGCGATCAAGCGCAGCCGAAGTACCGAGCTGATCCGCCATGGTGACTGGCACCTGGATCGAGCGCTGTACTGCTGGAAAAACATTCATAAGCTTGGAATTCCAGAGCTGATTTCGCGTGTTCTGCATGAGTTAGTGGCAGCAATCGACGCATACATGCATGCCGCTGACGGAGTGCCAGAGCGTCCGTTTACACATCTGGCTGCCTTAATCGATGGCGAGAGTCTGCGGGTAAAATTAGCGAAAAGTGGTCAAAAATCGGCCAAGTGAGGGGGCAGGGCAAAATCTCTACAGCTCTCGTCGCTCTCCACCGATCGCCCAGCCTTTTTCACACACCCGCGAAATTAAAAAAAATCGCATTCCAGAAAATCGGGAGGCCTGAACGATGGGGCGACCCGCGAAACCTACCGCCCTCAAGCTGCTGCAGGGCAACCCCGGCAAGCGAAAACTCAAGAAGGACGGCCCCGCGCCGGCGCCGCTCGCGGAAACCCCAGACGCCCCGGAGTGGCTGGGGGAGTGGGCCATCGAGATGTGGGACACCATTGCCCCCTGGTTGACCCAGACCGGGATCATGACCCGCACCGACACGCACAACCTGGCGGTCTTCTGCGCCGCCTATGAGCGGTGGCGGTTGGCTGAGGCAGAAGTGGCCAGCAATGGCATCACCGTCGTGGACGCCAAAGGCGTGCTCAAGAAGAACCCCGCTTGTACCGTGATCAATGAGGCGCTGCGTCAGCTGGCCAGCTTCGGGGCAGCCCTCGGGCTGGACCCGGCCAGCCGTGCGCGCCTGATGGGCAGTGGCGGGCCGGAGAAACCAGAAAACCCGTTCATCGTGCTCAAAGGAGGGCGGGCCTCGAAGTGAGTTAGGACATGGCCAGCTACCCGAACGTAAACGCGGCGAACAAGTACGCCCGCGACGTGGTGGCCGGCAAGATCCCGGCATGCAAGTACGTGCGTCGTGCCTGCCGGCTTCACCTGGATGACCTGGCCAAGTCAAAGAAGCGCGGCTTTCGCTGGGCCTTCGACCGCGACACGGCCGAGCAGGTGGCGGTGTTCATCCAGCTGCTACCGCACGCCAAAGGCAAATGGGCGGCGCTGCGTGAGCTGATCAAGCTGGAGCCGTGGCAGCTGTTCATCTTCTGCAGCATCTTCGGTTGGGTCGACAAGAAGACCCGCCGCCGGCGGTACCGCGAGGTGTACATCGAGGTGCCGCGCAAGAACGGCAAGAGCGTGCTGGCCGCCGGCGTCGGCCTGTACATGCTGGTCATGGACGGGGAGTTCGGCGCCGAGGTGTATTGCGGTGCGACCACCGAGCGGCAGGCCTGGGAGGTGTTCAAGCCGGCGCGGCAGATGGTGCGACGCACCCCCGAACTGGTCGAGGCCTTCGGCATCCAGGTCGCGGCGAAGAACCTGTCGGTGATCGGTGACGAAAGCAAGTTTGAACCGCTGATCGGCGACCCCGGCGACGGCCAGTCGCCGAGTTGTGCCATCGTGGATGAGTTCCACGAACACACTTCGGCCGCGCTCTACGAAACCATGCTGACCGGCATGGGCGCCCGCGATCAGCCGATGATGTTCGCCATCACCACGGCGGGCTACAACATCGCCGGGCCGTGCTACCTGCAGCGCGCCCAGGTGATCGACAAGCTGGATGGGACGGTGCCGAACGACGAGTTGTTCGGGATCATCTACACGATTGACGAGGACGACGACTGGAAAGACCCGGCGGTCCTGCGCAAGGCCAACCCCAACTATGGCGTCTCGGTCGGGGCTGAGTACCTGCTGAAACGCCAGGCTGATGCGACGCGTTACCCGTCACGGCAAAACGCGTTCAAGACCAAGCACCTCAACATCTGGGTAAGCGCCAAGGAAGCCTGGCTGAACATGGCCGACTGGGAGGCGTGCGGTGACCCCACGCTGACCTTGGATCAGTTCCTGGGGCAACGCTGCTGGATTGGCATTGACCTGGCCAGCAAATCGGATATCTGCGCGGTGTCGCTGGTGTTCCTGGACAAGGTGGAGCTGGTCCCGGGGAGCGGCAAGTGGGTCAACCGCTGGACCATCTTCTGCAAGTCGTTCTTGCCCGAAGGCGCGATAGAGCGGGGCGGGCCGAACAAGGCCGCTTACGAGGCCTGGGCCAATGCCGGGCTGCTGGAAATCTGCGACGGCGAAGAAATGGACTTCGACCTGGTGCGCGACATGGTGGGCGAATTCGCCGGCATGTTCGACGTGCAGGAGGTGGCCTACGACAAATGGCGCGCCACCCAGCTGGCCCACCAGCTGCAAAAGGACGGCGCCGAGGTGGTCGAAATGGGCGGCGGCGTGGCCAGCATGAACCTGCCCATGCGTGAGCTGGAAGCGGCGCTGCTGTCTGGCCGTATGCGCCACTGCAGCGACCCAGTATTGGCCTGGCAGGCCGGCAACGTCGTGGTGCGTCCGTTTAAGGGCTGCATCACACCGATGAAGGCCGACGAAGGCAAGACCGACATGCGCAAAATCGACGGCATTGTCGCCGCGTTGATGGCGATGAACCGCGCCATGGTCAGCGAATTTGAGCCGGAAGGGCTGTTGGCCAGCCTGACCGAAGACGACCTATTAGCTATGTGAGCCCCTACGATGAAATGGCTTCCTGAAAGTATCGGGACGGCAGGCTTTTGCCTGTTCGTCGCGGGCCTCTACGTCCAGTTCGGGGCGGGGGTGGCCCTGATGGTCGGTGGCGGCCTGCTGTTGGCCGGCGCCGCCAAGGCGGTGTGGCGATGATCCTGGGCGCGATGTTCGAGCAGCGCAGCAGCCTGGAGGTGCCCAGCACGCCGATGAACAGCAAGGAGCTGACCGAATACCTGTTCGAAGGGCAGGGCATCAGCGTCAGCCCGGCTTCGGCCATGCGCCTGACGGCGGTGTATGCGTGCATCTACGTGCTGTCCAGCTCCATGGCCCAGCTGCCGCTGAGCGTGTTGCGCAAGGTCAACGGGCGGATCGAGGTGGCCACCGACCACCCGGCCCATTACCTGCTGCACGATGAGCCGAACACCTGGCAGACCTCTTACCGCTGGCGGGAAACCAAGCAGGCCCATGTGCTCGGCTGGGGCAACGGCTACACCCGAGCGGTGCGCAGTCGTCGCGGTGAATTGCTGTCGCTGGAGATGCACGAGCCGCAACACACCAAACTGGTGAAGAACGGCAATCGCTGGGTGTACTCGACCCAGGACGAAGACGGCGCGCCGCTGGCGGTGTCGCCCGAGGACATGATTCACCTGCGCGCCATTGGCTCGCACCGGCGCATGGGGATCAGCCCCATTCGGCAGAACGCCGACACCATTGGCCTGGGCATGGCCACGGTGCGCTACGGCAAGGAGTTTTTCGAGGGCGGCGGCCGGCCCACTGGCCTGGTCACCGTCAAGGACGGGAAGCTGGATAACACCAGCTGGGAGCGCCTGAAAACGGTCTGGCGTGCCGCGGTGGAACGGCTCAAGCGTTCGGACAACAAGACCCTGCTATTGCCCGCCGACCTCGATTACAAGGCGCTGACCATCGCGCCCGAGGATGCGCAATTTCTCGAGACTCGCAAGCTGACCCGCAGCGAGATTGCCAGCATCTTCAACGTGCCGGCGCACATGATCAACGACCTGGAAAAGGCCACGTTCTCGAACATCAGCGAACAGGCCATCCAGTTCGTGCGCCACACGGTCATGCCGTGGGTGAAGAACTGGGAGGAAGAAGTTAACCGCCGCGTCTTCACCCGCGCCGAGCGCATGGCCGGCTACTACGTCAAGTTCAACCTGGCCGGCCTGTTGCGCGGCACCCCAAAAGAGCGCGCTGACTTCTACCGCATCGCCATTCAAGACGGTTGGATGAGCCGCAACGAAGTGCGCGTGCTGGAAGACCTCAACCAGCTGGAAGGCCTCGACTCGATGCTGCTCAACGTCAACACGCAGCTGCTCGGCGCCGACGGCAAGCCGTTACCCGTAACGAAGCAGGAATAACCCATGAGTGAATTCGAACAACGCATGCTGCAGGCGCAGCACTGCGAGCTTCGTGCTGTCCAGCCGGATGACCAGGGCAGCGCGCCGAAGATCGCCGGCTATGCCGCTGTCTTCAACCAGCGTAGCGACCTGCTGGGCGGCACCTTCGTGGAGATCATCGCCCCGGGCGCGTTCGATGACGTGCTGAATCAGGACACCCGGGCGCTGTTCAACCATGACCCGACCTATCTGCTGGGCCGCACGGCCAGCGGCACGTTGCGCCTGACCGTGGATGAGCGCGGCCTGGCCTACGAAATCGACACGCCCAACACCCAGACCATCCGCGACCTGGTGGTCGAGCCGCTGCGCCGTGGCGACATGAGCGGCAGCAGCTTCGCCATGCGCGTGGCCAAGGGCGGCGATACCTGGCACGAGGAAAAGGACGGGCTGATTGTCCGCACCATTTTCAGGATCGCCGAGCTGCGCGACGTAGGGCCGGTGGCATTCCCGGCTTACCCCGACTCCAGCGCTGCCCAGCGCTCCCTGACTGCCTGGAAGCAGGCGCAAACCGAAGGCGACGAAGCCCGCGCACATTTCGAGCGCGAGGCCCGCGAGCGCCTGCTTGACCTCAACGAACTGTGATCCCAAGGGGGAGCTATGACCCTGCAACAACTGAAAGAAGCCTATAACAAGCTGTCGGCCGAAATGCGCTCGCTGCACGAAACCACCCCGGACGACGGTTGGACCGGTGAAGTCCGTAGCAAGTGGGAAGGCATGAAAGCCGACCTCAAGGGGCTGCGCGAGAAGATCGAGCGCGAAGAAGAACTGCGCGCCCAGGATCAGAGCTTTGTCGAAGGTCTGGACCGTGAGCGTCCGGCCGGCGCACCGAAGAACGAGGCGGAGGCTGAGCAGCGCAGCGCCTGGGATAACTGGGTGCGTCGCGGCCTGGAGTATCTGACCCCCGAGCAGCGTTCCGTGGTTCTGGAAATGCGTGCTCAAGGTACCAATCCGAACGAGGCGGGCGGTTTCACCGTGCCGACCACCCTGCAGGCCAAGGTGATCGAATCGCTGGTGACCTACGGCGGTATTGCTTCGGTTTGCCAGCTGCTGCAGACCGACAACGGCGCGCCCATCGCCTGGGCCACCAGCAACGGCGGCGAGGAAGAAGGCGAACTGATCGGCGAGAACAAGCCCGCCGGCGAAAAGGATGTCGAGTTCGGCATGGGCACCATGGGGTCGCACACCATCAGCTCGAAGATCATCCGCGTCTCTGAACAGCTGCTGCAGGACTCGGGCATTGACATGGAAGGCTACCTGGCCGGCCGCATCGGTAAGCGCGTGTCGCGCACCCGTAACCGCCTGATCGTCCAGGGCACCGGCGCCGGTGAAACCGCCGATGCGCCGGCGCAGCCGAAGGGCCTGGAATACTCGACCCCTCAAGGTGCCATGACCGCCAAGGCCACCGCGTTCACCTGGCAGGAGGTCAACAACCTGATTCACTCCATTGACCCGGCGTATCGTGCGGCCGCCAAGTTCCGCTTGGCGTTCAACGACAAGACGCTGCAGGCGATGGAAGAAATGGTGGACGCCAACAATCGTCCGCTGTGGCTGCCCGGCATCGACAGCGACCGTCCGGCCACCATCCTCAAGCATCAGTACGTGATCGATCAGGCCATCGCCGATATCGGCGCCGGCAAGAAATTCATGTATGCCGGCGACTTCAATGAACTGGTGCTGCGCGCGGTGCGTAGCCTGACCCTCAAGCGCCTGGTGGAGCGTTACGCCGAGTATGGCCAGGTCGGCTTCCTGGCGTTCGTGCGCTTCGGTCTGGTGCTGCAGGACACGGCAGCCATCAAGCACCTGGTGGGCAAGACCGCCTGACGGGAGGGTTGCCCATGCTGAAGCTTGAGCAGATCAAGAGCCATTGCAAGCTGGAACTGGACGAAACCGAGGAAGACACGCTGCTGCAGGCCTACGCCCGCGCAGCACGTCGCCAGGTCGAGAAGGACAGCGGCCGGCGGTTGTACTGGGTCACGCTGCCGGCCGACGCGCCGGCAGACGCGACCGGCAATGAAGCCTACCTGCGTGGGCTGCTGCCGATCGATGCGCGGGAGAACGCGTTACCCGTAACGGATGACGTGGAGCTGGCCATGCTGCTGTTGGTCGCTCACTGGCACCGCAACCGCGAGCCAGTCACCGAGTCGACTAGCAACGGCACCAAGGCGCTACCGCTGGCCTATGACGCCCTGGTGCAGCCTTATCGCTGGTTCACGCTGTGAGGGAGCCGGAAGCGGGAGAACTGCGCACCCGAGCGGTGGTGCGCATCCGCAGCGACACGCCAAAAGGCTCTGCAAGCCTTGAGTCAAGTTTCGAGCCGGTGGCCAAACGCTGGTGCAAGATCGAGCCGTTAGGCACGGCCACCTACACCGGGTCGGTGCAGACCGGTACGACGATCACGCATCGCATCTATTGCCGGTTCGTCCGTGACCTGGACACCCGGCACGAAGTCGTCGCCGGTGGCCGGGTGTTCCGCGTCAAGCGGGCTACCGGCATGCGTGGGCGGCAAGTGTGGTCGGTGATCGAGGTCGAGGAACTGCAGGCGGTGAATGCGCCGGCGGGAGGTAGCCGTGGCCAACTCCGTTTCAATTGACGGTTATTTGCATGTCGAGGGCTTCGACAAGTTCGACCAAGAGGCCTTCAACAAGCGGAAGATCCGCGCCGGCATGCGTAGGGTTGGCCAGCTGATCGCCGGCCGGGCGCAGATGAATCTGGCGCTTGGCGGAGGCCAGGAGGGCTACCCCGTCAACCGCACTGGGGCCACCACCGAGTCGATCAACTTCAAGCTGTCCAGGTCGGGCTTTTTGGTGCGGGTTGCGCCCAACAAGACCGCGAGCATGAGGGAGTATTACCCGGCTTACCTGCACTACGGCGTGCGCCGCAAGTCGGGTGGCGGGTGGCGGATCAGGCCCCGCGACAACTACATGACCGACGCCCTGGTCGATAGCCGCGACGAGGTGCGGCGCATCCTGCAGCAGGCCTTTGCCGCCGCGCTGCTCAACTGAGTACCTGACATGAAAATCACGCCTGTGATCGAGCAGCTGCGCGCCTATGCGCCTGGCTTCGAAGGGCGCGTGGCCGGCGGTCTGGATTGGGACCCGACTGCCGACAGCGCCAAGATGCTCCCGCCGGCGGCCTATGTGATCGCTGTTGGCGACTCGGCCGACGAGCCGCAAGCGCAGAACGTTTACACCCAGGCCGTGCGCGATGCCATCGACGTGTGTGTCGTGCTGCCGACCGACGATGAGCGCGGCCAGTCGGTAGCCGACGTGCTGCACGACGTGCGCGCCCAGCTATGGCGCGCCCTGGTGGGCTTCGAACCCGACGACGAATCGGGGCCGCTGCTGTACGACGGTGGTCAGTTGCTGCTGCTCGACCGCGACCGCATGGTCTACCGCTATCGCTTCTATGCCGATTTCCAGCTCGGCCGCTGGGAGCAAACCGGCGAGGGCAAACCGCAGACCTGGCAGGAATGGCAGCTGGCCGGCCTGCCGTCCCTGGAAGGCATCGACACCCGTCTCGACTTCCTCAACCCCCTGAAAGACCCCAACGTCAACGCTCCCGGGCCAGACGGGCGGGTCGAGTTCACCATCCGCGAGGACTTGAACCCATGACCACCATTCACCTCAAACCGGCCCGGGGGCGCGATTGCCCGATGCCGGATCAGCCGGGCAAGTATCTGCCGGCCGAGGGCGCTGCAGTGCCCCGTGATGCCTATTGGGAGCGCCGCATACTTGACGGCGACGCCCTGGAACAGAAGACCACCACCCGGGGGAGCAAAGCGCGATGAGCGTCAGTTTCAGCAACATTCCGAGCGACATTCGCGTGCCGCTGTTCTATGCCGAAGTCGACAACTCCATGGCCAACAGCGGCGGGTCCAGCCTGCGCCGGCTGATCGTCGGCCAGGTCAACGACGACGCCGAGAGCGAGGAAATCGGCCGCCTGGTGCTGGTGTCGAAGACCAGCGACGCCAAGGACATTGGCGGCACCGGCTCGATGCTCGCCGCCATGCATGCACGCTGGCGGGCCATCGACGTGGCCGGCGAGGTCTGGTGCCTGCCGCTCAAGGTGGCCACCGGCGCGACCGCGACCGCCACCGTTACCGTAACGGGCAGCGTGGCCACCGCCGGCCTGGTCAATCTGTACGTGGCTGGCCAGCGCGTGCGGGCCGATGCGGTGGTCGGCGCCTCGGCCGAGGCCGTGGCGGCCAGCTTGGCGGCGGCCATCAATGCCGCCATTGACCTGCCGGTGACGGCCACGGCCGCCGCTGGTGTGGTCACCCTGCAGGCCAAGTTCAAGGGCGAGCTGGGCAACGATATCCAGGTGCAGCTGAACCGCCTGGGGCGCGCCAATGGCGAAACCACGCCGGCCGGCCTGACGGTGGTGGCCACGGCCATGACCAACGGCGCCGGCACCCCGGCTGTATCGGCGGCGCTGGCTGCACTGGGCGACGAAGAATTCGAGTTCATCGCCCAGCCCTGGACCGATGCCGACACGCTGGGTGCCTGGAAAACCGCCATGGACGACAGCGCCGGCCGCTGGTCCTGGGCGAAGCAGCTCTACGGCCATGTGTACAGCGCGCAGCGCGGCACACTGGGCCAGCTGGTCGCCGCCGGGCGGACGCGTAACGATCCGCATGTCTCCGTGCATGGCTTCGAGCGCGGCGTGCCGCAGCCGGCGTGGGAAGTGGCGGCGGCCTGGGCGGCACGTACCGCCGTGTTCATCAGCGCCGACCCGGCGCGACCGACGCAGACCGGCGCGTTGACGGGCATCGACCCGGCGCAGGCGAGTGACCGTTTCACCCTGACCGAGCGGCAGTCGCTGCTGACCAGTGGCGTGGCCACCGCTGTCTACAACGGCGGCAGCTACCGCATCGAGCGTGCCGTTACGACTTACCAGCGTAACGCCTATGGCCAGCCGGATGACTCCTACCTGGACAGCGAGACGCTGCACCAGTCGGCCTACGTGATCCGCTATCTCCGCAGCATCATCACCAGCAAGTACGGCCGCCACAAACTGGCCAACGACGGCACGCGCTTTGGCCCCGGCCAGGCCATCGTCACGCCGAAGGTGATTCGCGGCGAGCTGATCGCGGCCTATGGCGCGCTTGAGCGTGAGGGCATTGTCGAGAACGCCGAGGCGTTCAATCAGTACCTGATCGTCGAGCGCGATCCGAAGAACCCGAACCGCCTGAGTGTGCTGTTCCCGCCGGACCTGGTGAACCAGCTGCGCGTGTTCGCGCTGCTGTACCAGTTCCGCCTGCAGTACCTGGACGCGGCGTAACCCTCATCGTTCAACCCCAGCCCGCCCAGTGCGGGCTTTTTTATGGGAGTGCCCTTTATGGGTCAGAAAGTCGCGGGCACCTGCTTTGTGAAGGTCGACGGCGATCAGCTGGTGATCACCGGCGGCGTGGAATGCCCGCTGTCGGACACAAAACGCGAAACGATCACGCGGGGCTACTTCAAGGAAGAAGACCTGATCCCCTATGTGGTGGTCGATGCGGTGAAAACCGCCAATTTCCCTCGGGCCAAGCTGGCCAACGGGACCAATATGACCATCACCGCCGAGCTGGCAGACGGCTCGGTGTATGTGCTGAGCGGCGCGTACCAAGTGGATGAGTCCAAAGTGACCGGCGATGACGCCAAGGTCTCGCTCAAATTCGAAGGCATCCAAGGAGACTGGCAGTAATGACTATCGCAACCCACGAACTCGCAACCCCGATCCAGGCCCACGGTGAGGAAGTCAAAGAACTGAACTTGCGCCGCCCGACCGTGCAGGAGTGCCGAGCCATCAAGGTGCTGCCGTACAACCTCGGCGGCGACGGTTACCCGGTGGTCGACCTTGAGGCGGCGGCGAAGTACATCGCCGTGTGCGCCGCGATCCCGGCCAGCTCGGTCAACCAGCTGGAGCTGTCGGACCTGAACACCCTGGCCTGGATCATCGTCGGTTTTTTCATGCCCCAAGATTCGAAGCAGTCGGCGGCCTGACCGAGCTGGCCTTCGACCTTGCCTGGTGGTGGAAAGCCACCCCGGGCGAGGTGCTGGGCTGGACCCTCGACACGCTGTTCGAGAGTGAGGAAAACGCGTGGCGCATCAACGCGCTGAATGGGGGAGGCGGTGGCGGATAAATTCCAACTCAAGGCGCTGATCACCGGCGTCGACAAGCTGTCGCCAGTGCTTAACGGTGTTCGCAAGAACGCCGCGGTGCTGCGCAAGCAGCTGAACAGCTCGGGCCTGGGCAAGATCACGTTCGGTGAGGCCCTGCAGGGCGGGGCGATAGCCGCCCCGTTCGTGATGGGCGTGAAAGCGGCCATGGGCTTTGAAAGCGCTATGGCCGATGTCAAGAAGGTGGTCAACTTCGAGTCGCCGGCGCAGTTCAAGGCGATGAGTGACGACGTGCTGGGCCTGTCCGAGCGCCTGCCCATGGCGGCCGAGGGCATCGCGCAGATTGTCGCCGCCGGCGGCCAGTCCGGCATTGCCCGGGAAGAACTGAACCGCTTCGCAGAAGACGCGGTGAAAATGGGCGTCGCCTTCGACCAGACGGCCGAAGAATCTGGCTCGATGATGGCCAAGTGGCGCACGGCCTTCAAGATGAACCAGGATCAGGTGGTCACGCTCGCTGACCAGATCAACTACCTGGGCAACACCGGCGCGGCCAGCACCGGGCAAATCTCCAACATCCTGACCGCCATCGGCCCCTTGGGCGAGGTCGCGGGCGTCAGCGCGGCGCAGTTGGCGGCCATGGGCTCGACCCTTGCCGGTGTGGGTATTGCCCAGGATGTGGCCGCCACGGGTATCAAAAACTTCATGCTGACCCTGACTGCCGGCACGGCGGCCACCAAGTCGCAGAAAGAGGCTTACAAGGCCTTGCGCCTGGATGCCAACGAGCTGGCCAAAGGCATGCAGACGGACAGCGAAGGGACAATTAACCGCGTTCTGGAGACGCTGGCCAAGGTCGAGAAAAGCAAGCAGGCGGCGGTACTGACCAACCTGTTTGGCAAGGAATCGGTAGGGGCTATCGCGCCATTGCTGACCAGCCTGGGCACGCTGCAGAAGAACTTCAAATCGGTCGGCGACGAAAGTCAGTATGCCGGCTCGATGAACAACGAGTACGCCGCTCGAGCTGCGACCACGCAGAATGCCATGCAGCTGCTGCAGAACCGGGTCACGCGCCTCGGGATCACGGTCGGTAGCATGCTGTTGCCGCCGCTCAACGACTTCATGGCGACGGTGGGGCCGATCATCAGCAGTGTGACCAGCTTGGCCGGGGCGCACCCCTGGCTGATCAAGGGTTTGTTGGGCGCGGCCGTGGGCTTCACCGTGTTGCGCTTGGCCACGGCCGGGGCGACAGCGGCCTTATCACTGATGAACGGTGTGGCGAGCATGAGCCCAGTGGGCATGATCGTCCGGGGCATCGCCATCGCTGCCGGCGTTCTGATCGCCAACTGGTCGACCGTGGCGCCGTACTTCCAAGCGGTATGGGACAAGATCAAGGCCCCGGCGATGGCCGTGTGGGAGTGGATGAAAGCCGCTTTCGCCTGGCTGCCACTGGACCAGATCGCCGCCAACTGGGAGCCGCTGACGGCGTTCTTCGGCGCGCTGTGGGAGCTGATCAAAGCCCTGTCAGTGCCGTTCTGCGACTTCCTCAAAACCATGTTCGACTGGTCGCCGCTGGGTTTGATCATCAAGCACTGGGAACCCATCACCGGCTTTTTCAAAGGGATCTGGGACAGGCTGCGCCCCATCATCGAGCCGATGATGAAATTCCTGGGCTTCGACAGCGAGTCGAGCGGTGACGGTGTGATCAGCGCGGCGACGGCCAAGGTCAACGACTGGGCCGAGCAGCAGAAAGCGCGCAACGCCGCCGGCGAGCCGGTGCCGGGGGCACTGGTCAAGCCGATGGCGCAGCCGGTGCAGTTGATGCCCGAGGCCACCAGCGTGGCCAGCTTGATGCGCGCGCCGGACCAGCCGGGGCCATGGGCAGCGATGCCGCTGTCGGCCTCGGAGATGGCCGAGCATGCGCAGGAAAGCCTGGCCAAGGGGCTGACCCCGGGGGAGGCGATGAAGCGCGCTGAAATGGGCCTGCCAGGGCAGAACAGCCTGGCAGCACCTGCAGCGGGAGCCCTGGCCGCGTCGCGGGGCTCCCTGGTGCAGCAGGCGGCCCAGGCCAGTAAAGCCCAGCTGGAAGGGCAAATGGTCGTGCGCTTCGACAACGCTCCACCCGGCATGCGGGTGGAGCAGGCCGACACCAATCAACCCGGGCTGCAGGTCAGCCCACAAGTGGGCTACCGATCCTTGGGGAGGGCGTCATGAGTACCTGGCGGGATCAGCTGCACCCGGCCTCATTCCGGGGCGTGCCGTTCCACGTCGACAGCGACAGCATGCCGGCGGGACGGCGCACGCAAACGCATGAGTACCCGCAGCGGGACAAGCCGCTGGTGGAAGACCTGGGCCGCGTCACGCGGGAAATCAAGCTGGCCGCGTTTGTGATCGGGGAGGACTGCTATTTTCAGCGTGACAACCTGCTCAACGCCCTGGACAAGCCTGGGGCGGGGGAGCTGGTCCACCCCTGGTATGGCCGCCTGACAGCCACCGCGACGGTCTGTAGCGTCAGCCATGAGCGCCGCGAGGGCGGCATGGTCCGCTTTGACCTGGTGTTCGTGGAGGATGGCGAGAAGGGCTTTCCGGCCGGCGTACCGAACACGGCGCGGCAGTTGGAGGACTCATCGGAAAGCCTGCTGGAGTCGGCGATTGCCCGGTACAAGTCCGCTATGGCGGTGGTCAACCGGGCGCGCCTGGCCGTGGTCGCGCTGCAGAACGGTGTGGCCGGCGTGCAGATGGCCATTGCCTCAGAGCTTCGCCAGCTGACCGGCCTGGTCAGCTCGGTGGAGGCGCTGGCCGACATGCTGATCAACGCCCCGGGCAACTTCGCGGCGATGATCCGGGGGCAGTTCGCCAGTGTCGGCGGTAGTTCGCGGTCGTCCGGTTATCGCTGGGGGCCGTCGAGCGGCGGTGAGTCGGCCAGCCTGGAGGCCGATCCGGAGTTTGCCCGCACCGTCGCTGCGCTGCCCGAGGCGACGCCGGAGTTTGCCAGCTTCGCCGAGTCCGGCCGGGCCATCACGGGCCAGGTGGAGCAGGCCCGCCAGTTGGCCAACGCGCCGCCGCCGGCCGGAGGAGCCGACACCGCCGCCGTGGTCACCGCTGCCCGCGAGCTGGTGCGCGATGCGCTGATCGTGCTGGCCGTGCGCGAGGCGGTGGCCATGCCGGTGGTGCAGGCGCCCGAGCCGCTGACCGGATTTGCCACCCTGGAGCAGCAGGTAGTGGCCCCGATCCAGCGCCCCGAGGTGCCGGTGACTGCCGATGTGGTCGCACTGCGTGACGCTATCAGTGACGCGCTGTGGCTGGCCGCCCTGGCGTCTCCCGTCGAGCACGTCGAGCAGCTGGAGGCGGTGCGCAGCCAGGTGCGTGCGCACCTGACCGAAGTGGCCCGCGCCGGGGTGCGGCTGAGCGAGGTCACCACGCGGGAAAGCTTGCCGGCGGTGGTGCTGGCTTACCAGCGCTACGGCGATGCGACCCGCGCCGAGGAAATCGTTACGCGTAACAAGGTGCAGCACCCGGGCTTTCTGCCTGTGGGCGCGCTGACCATCGCTCGAGAGTGAACCCATGGACAACCAAAATGCTGTCACGCTGAGCGTGAACGGCCTGGATTATCGCGGCTGGAAGAAAGTCAGCATCAGCGCCGGCATCGAACGCCAGGCCCGGGATTTTCGCCTGGGCGTGACGTGGAGCTGGCCGGGCCAGGTGCAGGAAATCCCGGTGCGCCAGGGCGACTGCTGCGAAGTGCGCATCGGCGCCGACCTGGTGCTGACGGGCTGGGTATTCAGCACGCCGATCAGCTACGACGCCCACAGCGTCGAACGGTCGGTCGCCGGCCGCTCACTGACTGCCGACCTGGTGGACTGCTCGGCGGTGAACAAGCCCGGCCAGTGGCGCGGGCAGAGCGTGCAGAAAATCGTGCAGGCCCTGGCCGAGCCCTACGGTGTGCGGGTGCTGAGCGAGGTGGCGGAAACCACCAAGCTGGCCGACCACCAGATAGAACCGGGCGAAACTGCCTTCGAGTCCATCGACCGCCTGCTGACGCTATCGCGGCTGCTGTCGACCGATGACGCCCGGGGGCGGGTGGTGATCATCAAACCGGGCAGCGCCGGCCGCGCCGTCGACCGCCTGGAACTGGGGCAGAACCTGCTGACCGGTAGCGCCGAGCTAGATTTCTCGGGGGTGTTTTCCGAGTACCGCGTCACCGGCCAGCGCTCGGGCACCGACACCGACTACGGCGAGAAGGCCAGCGAGGTGAAGGCCGGCGTCACCGATCCGCGTGCCACCCGGCGCCGGGTGCTGCTGATTCACGAAAGCGGCCAGATGACCCCGGAGCTGGCCCAGGCGCGGGCAAACTGGGAGCGCGGCAGCCGCATGGGCAAGGCGCTGACCCTGCGTTACAAAATCCAAGGGTGGCGGCAGTCCACCGGCGCCCTGTGGGTACCGAACATGATCGTGCGCGTGGTCGACCCGCTGATCGGCATCGACCGCGACATGCTCATCAGCGAAATCGAGTACGTGCTCGATGACGCCGGCACCGTGGCCAACATCGTGGTAGGTCCGCCGGATGGCTTCGACCCCGAGCCGAAAGACCCGCACAAGTCGCGCAAGCTCAAGAAGGGTGGCAAGGCCGACAACTTCGAATACCTGATCCCCGCTGACTGGAAGCCTGGCCAATGAAACCCATGAGAAATTTTCTCGCCCGGGGCGTGGTCGCCCTGGTCGACGCCGGCCGCAAGCTGCAGGGCCTGCAGATGCGCCTCACCGCCGACGAAGTGAAAGACGGCATGGAGCACTTCGAGCCCTACGGCTTCACCTCAAACCCGCAGCCCGGCGCCGAGGCCCTGGCGGCGTTCCTGGGCGGCGACCGCTCCCACGGGGTGGTGGTCTGCGTGTCCGACCGGCGATTTCGCCTGCAGGCGCTCAAGAGCGGCGAGGTGGCCTTGTACACCGACGAGGGCGACCGGCTGCACTTCAAGCGCGACCGCGTGATCGAGATCGAGACGCTGACGCTCAAGGTCAAGGCCGAGACGGCCGTGGAGTTCGATACGCCGGTGATCCGCACCACGGGACAGATCGTTTCCAAGGGCGACCAGATCGCCGCCGGCGTCAGCCAGGTCAACCACCCGCACGCCGGCGTGACAGTGGGCACCCAGCAGAGCGGTAAGCCGGTGGTGACGGCATGACGCTGCTCGATGCCGAGTCCGAACGCGCCTGGCAGCGCGCGGTGGTGATCAGCCTGTTGACCTGGCGGCGCGCCGAGGCCGGCGACCTGCTGGACGACGACCAGCGTTACGGCTGGTGGGGCGACACGTTCCCGACCCTGGCCAATGACCGCATTGGCTCCCGCCTATGGCAGCTGCGCCGGCGCACGCTGACCGACGACACGGTGCGCACGGCTGAGGCGTTCGCCCGCGAGGCGCTGCAGTGGGCGGTGGATGACGACCGGGTGAGCGCCGTTACGGTAACGGCGTCGCGCAAGGTCGACCGCCTCGACATGCAGGTGCGGGTCGGCCTGCGCGATGGCCCAGTGATTGATGTTCAACTAGACAAACTGTGGCAGGTGATCAATGCCGTTTGAAACCCCAACACTGCCCGCCCTGGTGGCCAGGGCACAGGCCGACTTGGCCGGCGGCAGCGCCCTGGTCCGCTCCGACGCTGAGGTGCTGGCCCGGGTGCTGGGCGCTGCGTCGTCCGGCCGCTACGGCCATCAGCGCTACATTGCGGACCAGATCCTGCCGGACACGGCCGACGACGAAACCCTGCTGCGCATGGCCCAGGCACGGCTTAAGCGCGGCCGCCTGGAGGCCGTGAAGGCGAGCGGGGCGGCCACCTTCACCGGCGCCGCCTCGGCGCTGCTCGATGCCGGCACGCTGCTGCAGCGCGATGACCAGGTGCTGTTCAGGGTACGGGCCTCGGTCAAGCTGGCCGGCACCGAAGGCGTCGCCCAGGTCGAGGCCCTGGAGCCGGGCGAGCTGGGCAACACGCCCGCCGGCACCCTGCTGCGCTTGGTGTCGCCGGTGCTGGGCGTCAATGACACCTTCACCGTGGCAGCGCCGGGCCTGACCGGTGGCACCGAGCAAGAGAGTATCGAGGCGCTGCGCGCTCGGGTGATTCGTTCGTACCGCGTCATTGCCCACGGCGGCAGCAAGAGCGATTACGAAACCTGGGCGCTGGAGGTCGCCGGGGTGACCCGGGCCTGGGTGGTGCGGCACTGGGTCGGGCCGGGCACGGTGGGGGTGTTCTTCGTGCGCGATGGCGATATCGACATCATCCCGAACGCCGAAGCCATCGCCGCGGTGGCCGCCTACATCGAGCAGGAGCGGCCCGTTACGGCCGAGGTGTATGTGCTACCACCGGCAGAGAAGCCGGTGCAGTACCAGCTGTCAGTCACCCCGGACAGCAGCGCGGTACGGCGCGCCGTGGAAGCCGCCCTGGTAGACCTGCACAACCGTGAATCGGAGCTGGGCGCCACGTTACTGGCCACCCACATTGCTGAGGCCATCAGCGGCGCCACGGGTGAGCGCGATCACAAGGTCGTCAGCCCGGTGGGCGATGTGCAAGCCGCGCCCAATGAGCTGCTGACCTACGGGGGTGTGCTGTGGTTGTGAGGACGGAGCGGGACTACTACGCCCACTTGTGCACGCTGCTGCCGCCGGGGCCGGCTTGGGATCGTGAGTTCAACCCAGGCGTTGACCAGGTGCTGCAGGCGGCGGCTCAGGAACTGGCCACCGAGGATCGCCGCGCCGCCGACCTGCTGGCCGAGAGCGAACCCGCCACGGTGCGCGAGCTGGTTCCCGACTGGGAGCGGGTTATGCACCTGCCCGACCCTTGTATGGGTGAGTCGCCGGCGTTCGCCGACCGGCAATTGGCCGTGCGCCGCCGGCTGCTGGAGGTGGGCGGCCAGACGCCGGCCTACTTCGTGGAGCTGGCTTTCTCGCTGGGCTACCGCAATGCCCGCGTGATCGAGCACCGGGCGCCGCGCTTCGGCCGGTCACGCTTCGGCTCGGCCCGCTTCGGCACCTGGGGCGCGCAATTCATGTGGACCCTGGAGACGGGGCCGCGCCTGGCCCAGGGCAGTCGCTTCGGTTTCAGCCATTGGGGCCAGACCTTCGGCGGTGCCGCCAACGGCGCGCTGGAATGCCTGGTCAGCCGCGCCGCGCCGGCGCACACCCTTGAATCAATCAACTACGGATAACGCGATATGGACTACCCGAAACGCATCCCCAATGTCGGCTTGATCGGCGGCAGGTTCGCGGATGAAAACCCCAATACCGGCCAGCCTGGTTCGCTGATCCCGGCCGCGTGGGGCAACGCGGTCACCGATGAACTGTTGGCGGTGATCGAGGCCGCCGGCTTCACGCCGAGCGAAGACGACACCACCCAGCTGCTGCAGGCGATCCAGGGCCTCGCCGCAGGCGACGTCAAGCGCGCCGTGCGTGTGACCACCACGGGACCGATTGCCCTGTCTGGCCTGCAGACGATTGACGGCGTGGCACTGCTGGCCGGTGACCGGGTGCTGGTGAAGGATCAGGCCAACGCCGCGCAGAACTGGATCTACACGGCTTCGGCCAATGCATGGTCGCGGGCGCTGGACGCGAACGAGAACGCCGAATGCACGCCGGGCCACCTGATCATCGTGCAATCCGGTGCGAGTTACGCCGGTTCGCTGTGGCAACTGACGAACACGACGCCCCCGCAGGTAGGCGCTACGGCGCTGACGTTCGCTATGTTGCTGGGTAAAACCGGTGTGCCCGCCGGCAGCTACAACCAAGTGAGCGTGGACGCGTTGGGGCGAGTCACCGGCGGCAGCAACCCCACGACCCTTGCCGGCCATGGCATCACCGATGGATTGAAAAAAGGGCACCTCGGGCTTGGCGGGAAGATCGCCCCGGCAGGGCCGATCGACACCATCGGGCTGGACGGCGGTTTCTATTCCTTCACGGATGGGCAAACGACCTTCGGCAATTACGCTTCGGTGTTGAACATCCCCTACATCACGGACGATTACGCGGCCCAGATTGGCTTCCTGTACTCGGGCGATGAACCGATCATTGCTGTGCGCTCGACCAAGACCTCTGAGCAGTGGGGCAAGACACGCACCCTATGGCACAGCGGCAACTTTGATCCGGCGGGTTACTACACCCGCCCCCAGGTCGACGGGCTCTTATCCAAAAAGGCCAACTGGGCTATCACCCTCGGCGGCTACGGCATCACCGATGCCTACACGATAGCCGAGGTCGACACGGCGTTGGCCGCCCGGTTGATGGTGGGTGCCGTCAGCCGGCAACAGCCGGTGCTTTCATCCCCTGCATCGGGATCGGAGTATGGCTCTGGCGCCCTGATCATCCGCGAGGCGCTGGAGGTGGGAGCTACGGATGGCCGAGAAATTTTCGCACCTGGTATCGGCTTCCACTGGTTAGGGCAGGTGGCCGGCAAGCTGGTGATGGACTCCATCGGCAAGTTGAAATGGAACGGACAGCCGCTACTGCTCGGTGCCATCGCCAGTCAGGACGAAGTCGAGAGCGGCAGCTCGGATACCAATGTGGTGACCCCGTTCAAGATGCGTCTGGGGTTCTCGATCCTCAAGGGCGGTGGTGGGGCAAACAACGCCATTGTTTTTCCCAGGTGGATGGGTAGTTTCATGATCCAGTGGGGCGTCCATGTCGCCAACTCGGCTGACGCGGAAACAACCGTCACGTTTCCCGTGGGTTTCAACGTCATACCGGCCTGTATTAGCGGCTTCACACACGACGGCGTCATGACCCAGTCGACTGCGACCTCTCAAGGGCGCTTACTCACTGCAACAGGTTTCCAATCTCGGCGTGAAGACATCATCAACAGTTCGTCATTTTCCGGCACTGCGTACATCAACTGGATTGCCGTCGGTTTCTGAGGGTATTTATGAGCATTTGGGCTAAATGGGTCGAAGCGGATCAGCGGTTTTCGTTCGCCTTTCAAGATAACGGTGGGTCAAAAATTTCCCTCAAGAGACATGCAGAGTTGCTGGCAGCCGAAGCCACGGGCAAGTCGATAGCACTCGACAGCAATGGCGTTCCGACGTTGACAGATCCACAGCCACCCTCTGCTGAATTTTTGATGGATCGAGAGCGAGCCTGGCGCACCGCCGAGCTGTCGCGCTATGAGTGGGTAGTGGCCCGGCACCGCGACGAAGTGGAACTGGAAGGGACCACTACCATCACGGCGGACCAGTACGCCGAGTTGCAGGCCTACCGCCGAGCGCTGCGCGACTGGCCGGCCGCTGACTCATTCCCGACCGCTGAGCATCGGCCGCCTGCACCTAGTTGGCTACCAAGCCTCATCCAATAAAGCCCCGCACTGACGGGGCTTTTTCTTATCTGGAGAAAACTCATGATTCAATCCACTGCTCGTGGTGTACGCAACAACAACCCCGGCAACATCGACTACAACCCCCGCAACGCCTGGCAGGGGCAGCTGGGCGTCGAGGTGGGCGTGCCCAAGCCGCGCTTCGCCCGTTTCGACTCGCCCGAGAATGGCATCCGCGCCCTGGGCAAGCTGCTGATCAACTACCGCGGTAAGGACGGCATGCCCGACGTGGGCGAGAAGGGCATCGACACGGTGCTGGAAACCATCAACCGCTGGGCGCCGAACAACGAGAACGACACCCAGGCCTATGCCGCCGCAGTGGCCAAGCGCCTTGGCGTGGGCACCACCGACCCGATCAACATCAAGGACCGCTCCACGCTGTGGCTGCTCGTGGAGAGCATCATCATCCACGAGAACGGCGGCAACCCGTACAAGGGCTCGATCATCGATGAGGGTGTGCGGAGGGCGCTGGCGTGATTGCCTGGGCGCTGCGTTTCACCGGGGCCGGCCTGCTGATCCTGCTCGGCATGGTCGTCGGCGCCTGGGCCACCACACACCACTTCCGCCCGCTGCTGGACGACCAGCAGGACCTGGCTACCCAATGCGCCGCCGCCCGGGACAACCTAGCCGGTCTAGCGCAGGAGCAGGGCAAGGCCCTAGGCGAACTGACCCTGGCCGCGAGCGCTCGCCAGGCCAGGGCGAAGCAGGCTGTGGACGAGGCTGCGGTCAGCGCCCAGGGCGACTTCGCCGCGGCGAACAGACTGCAGCAGGAGCGAACCCGCGGCGACCAGTGCGCGGCCGCCACCTCGATCATCGACAAGGAGCTGGGCTTATGAGGCTGGTGGGCAAATTGGGCTGCTGTGGGAGCGGAATTGTCATGGTCCGGGCTGCAAACCGCCTAGTCCGTGGCCTGGCCTGTGGGAGTGGGGTGGCGGGTATCCTGGCAATTTACGGGTGTTCTGGCCAAGTTGAACCGCAGATGCAGTACGTGCGCGTCGAGGTCCCGGTGGAGGTGCCGTGCCGGGCGCCTGAGGTCGCGATGCCGCCCTGGGCAGCTGCCGGCCTGCGCAAGACTGACAGCCTGGAGGTGAAGGTGCGGGCGCTGCTGGCCGAGCGCCGGCAGCGTATCGGATACGAGAAGCAACTGGAGGCAGGAACGGCGGTATGCCGGTAACCGACCTTTACTCGCTTCGGGAGTAGTCGTCTGGTTGGTGATACTTGTCATAGCCTTGAGTGAATGCCTCGCCCAAGCCTGAAATTCTCTCTCTCGCGGGGAGGGTTAGCTTCGCGCTGATGTTGTACCAAGGGTAGACACCCTTGATATCCGGATGCATGGTCGCAGCGACCTCAACATCTGAGGTTGACACGTACCGGCCTGCCCATTTCTCGATCATGTGCTTCAACGCAAACGTCCGCTGTTGAGGTCCCTTGATTTTCGTCTGAGCATCCAGCCACTCGTAAGCGAACCGGATGCAATCGTTATGCTCATGGAGGGGCTCGGATTGCTTATAAGTCGTTGCTTTCTTGCCTGCCTCAATCTGCTCATCTGAAATCATGCGTAAAACCCCTTTGGCGGTTGTGATGAGATCTGCAGCCGGCTGACAGGTAAGGCCAACCGGAGGACACAACAAATCTATCATGGCCCATGGCCATGGAGTCATGTATCCCGCAGTACAGGATCAACCTCCCGCATATTTCCCATCCCTCCTGCTCGAGCTGAAAGGAAAGCCCGCCAAGCGGTTCTGGCCTGGCCATCCGTTTGGATGTTCAAATTCTGTATCCATATACAGTATTGGTGCCGTATGTACTTCCTCCTTGTTCGCCGCCGTGAGCGCGGTGTCGCCATCCCCAACGAAAAGCTCGCCAAGGTCAAGCCGCTGCGCGCAGACGTGCACATCGAGTACGGCCACAGCAAAGTGCTCGGGCGCCCGTGCATTGAGGCCTGGGTGTTCAACCCGACGCCGAGCGGCGACATCATCCCGCGCCTTCACGATGCCTGCGTCAACGGCATGGCCCAGATGGGCATGAACATCACCGGCTTCGAAGACATCGACGGCGTGCTGTACTCGCAGTCGTGGTGGTGCCGTGTTGAGTAGGCTGGCCGGCATTCCGCGGCCTTGGCTCGACGAGTTATACGACGGCCCCGCCCTGGTCACCGACCCAGACGGACGCGCCGCAGTGCTCAACGAAATGGCCTATGCCGCTCGCCGGCGGCAAGAGGTAGATGGCGGCACGCAGTCCGACATGCTGGAGCTTGCCGAGGCGGCCAGGACCTGGGCGCTACTCGAGCACGAAGAGGCCTGGGCCATCGGCCTGCTCAGGTTTGAATCTGGAGAGGAGTGGGAGAGGGACGAGCCAGGACGGATCGTGGTCGGCAGATCGCCGCGGGAGGGGGTGTAA